CCGCCAGCTTGACCTCCGCCGAGCCGGACATGATCACATCGACCATGTCGCCGGGGGCCGCGTCGAGCTGATCGGTGATGCCGATGGCGCGGTCCGCCGCGACAGTGGCCGCGACCACGCCGCCAGCGGCACCGAACTTGACGACGCTGCGGCCCGTGATGGCCGCCTCGGCGCGGTAGGATTTGATGAAGGGACCGGGATTAGGCATTGTGCTGGATCTCCATGCTGGCCTCGATCTGGCGCACGGCCTCGGCAAAGCTCAGGCTGCGGCCATCGGCCTCGGATTGCTTCATGAGCGCCTTCGCGGCGGCGGTGAAATCGTCGGGCGAGGAAACCTGCGGCACGGCCTTGCCGCCCGCGCGCTCGCCGAACTCGATGAGCGGCTTGGCCTGCTTGTCGAGCAACTCGCGGAACCAGGCGCGCGGGCTGGTGGACTTGCCCTCGGCAAAGGCCACCTCGTCGGTCGCGTCCAGGCTCTCCATGAAGGCCGCCATTTCGGGCTTGAGGCCGGGCGCGATGCGCCCCTCCTCGGCCAGCCGCGTCAGCAGCGCGTCATCCTCGGCGCGCCGGGCGGCGGCCTGGGCTTCGGCAAAGGCCGCCTCACGGGCGGCGATATCGGCCATGCGCGCGTCAAGTTCCGCGCGGATGGCCTCGGGGGTCTGTTTGTTCGTGCCGGACATGTCGGCATCTCCTTCTTCGGTCTCTGCAAGGTCCACAAGCTGGGTGAGGTCGGAAAGTTTCAGCCCCAACACGCGGGCAAAGCCGCGCAGGCGCTCTTCGGGCGGCGTTTCGATCTCGCCGCGCAGGATCTGGGTTACGGTGCCGCGCTCGATCCCGGCGGCGCTGGCCATGCGGTCAATCAGGTCCGAGCGCGCGGCGGCATCTTCGGCCCGCTCGTCGAGCCGCGCGTTGAGGCGGCGCGACAGATCGGTCTCGGCGAAGGCGGAGGGTGCGACCTCATCGTGGCGCTCGATCACGTTGCGCAGAAGCTCCTCCGCCGTGCGCATCCGCTCGATCTCATCCGCGGGCACGACGCGGTCCGCCACATCCTGCCCTTGCGCCGAAAGAAACCACTCGCGCAAGGACCCGAGCACACGCCGCACGCCGCCCATCCCGGCGGCACTCACGTCCGCGATCTCGGCCTCGGAAAACTCGATCACCACCTCCTCGCCATCCTCGGCGAACTCGGCGGGCTTCAACCCCTTCACGGCAGGGGGCTGCGCACCCAGGAAACCGACATGCTTGAGGTAATAACTGCCCGGCACCGGGTTGGCGGCAGCCGTGGGCGGATAGAAGCTGGCCGAGATCCGCTTGAAGCGGCCCGCGCGCACCATCTCGGCGAAGGCAGGCTCGACCTGGTCAGGCTCGGCAAAAAGCTCGGCACCCTCGGCGCGCAGGGACTTCACCCAGCCATAGGCGGGCGCATCGGCTTTGGGGTGCCCGACGACGATCGGGGCCTCGTGCAGCGCCGGGTCATAGGCCCGCGCGATGCCCGCAACATCGACCTCGGAAAACGCGAGGCTCTGGCCGGACATGGCGGTATGGCGACCGGCACGGAATATGTGGAGCGGCTTTGTCATGACCCGACATTAGGCCGGGGCGCGCAGCCGCATAAGGTGAAGGATTTCACGGGGGAAGGCGGGATGTGCCAGATGTCCGCCTGAAATCAGACTAACCGCCTTGCGCGCCTCTGCCAAGCGGCGATCCGCCCGAGCGCCTGAGCGGCCCGCTGAGTGCGATCTCGCCCCGGCGGGGGTGAGGGTCGCGAAAAGGCCGGGGGGGGTATTGAATGGGTATTTAACGGCGCTCTGCGGGCGCATTGCGCGGCAGGGGGTGGCCCGAAGGTCATCTCTCGGCTGACGTGAGGGCGAAAATGGCCTCAGGAGGGGCCATCCGGCATGAACCCGCGCAGAATTTTGGCCCGCTCATCGGCGGTGCGGGGCGGCGCGTTGAAATAGGTCTCCAGATCGGCGCGGCGCACGGCGACAAGCTCGGCCTTGTCCGGGTCCTCGTCGGGTAGCGCCTCGGCCTCGCGCAGCGCGCGCACGTAAGCCTCGCGGCTGAACTCGTCGGGTGGCTCGACCAGAAGCGATGTCATCAGGGCTCTCCGTTCATGGTCCGGACGATCTGCGCCGCGATCGCGCGGACCTCTCTCTCGACGCGCACCCGGACCGCCTGCGCCTGCGGCCCGAGGTTCTCCTCATATAAGATCAGGCCCTGCGACTGCAACACGTCGAGCACGGTCAGGCGCACCGCGTGGTCGCGCGCGACAGGATCAAGGCCCAGATCATCGACGATCCTGGCCACGATCCCTGCAACGTCCCGGACCCGGCCCCTCGGGGTGTTGAGCAGCTGCGCGCGATAGAGCGAGCCATCGTGCCCCACGGCCATGACCGACTGCACACCACGACCGAACATCACCGACATGTCTTCGGGGCTGAGCGGGGCCGAGCTCGGGTGGTTATGGACCAGCGCCACCTGCGCGCCGGCATCAAGGCGCGCGCGCATCGCGGCGCTCAGCCTGACCCTGTCGGAGCGCCCTGCGGTAAAGTCTATCTCCTCCCCGCTCGCCAGATCGAATGCGCCCAGTCGCTCGCGCCCGTCACCCAGCCCCATGAGCCGGATGCGTTCGGCAAAGCCACGCTCGATCGCGGCGGAAGCTGCGGACATGCCGTCCGATATCGCGGCGTGCCGCCCGGAGATATCCAGAAACGCCTTGCCGCTGTTGCCATCCCAGGCGGGATCGACGCCCTTGGCGATCTGCTCGATCTGCCCGGTGCGGCGGTTGAGCACCGGTCGCTCCTCGATCCCGAAGCCTTCGCGCACGCTCAGCCCGCGCCGGTCGAGCTGCGCCTGGCTGAGCTGCTGCACGGTGCAGCCGCAATTCCAGCCATTGGGCGGATAGATGCGCTCCCAGGCGGGATCGTCCACCGGCAATACCAGATCATGATAGAGCGCATGATCCTCGCGCTTGGTGGCGCGCTGGATCTGGACATAGCGCAGGAACGGGAAGGCATCCTTGACCCGCTCGATCCGCGCCCATTTGCCTGCCGCGTGGGCGCTGCGCATATTAGCGTTGAAGATCAGTTCCAGGCGTCGGGGCGAGCCGAGCTGCACGTTTTTCATCTCGCCTGTCAACGGATCGCGCTGTGTGCCGCGTCCCCACCAGCCAAGGCGCTTCAGCTCCGGCTCCAGCCGGTCCATGAACGTGCGCACGGTGCCGCCATTCGCCAGCGCCTCGTCCAGCTCGGCGCGGATCACCTCCAGCACTTCGGTCTGCATCGCCTTGGCCACGACGAACTGAGTGGCGTGCCCGTTCTGCCAGACATCGCGGAAATCGAAGCGCGCATCGGGCGGGGCAAGGCCCTTGGCGCGAAAGAACGACAGCACGTCCTCCGGGCGCAGGCGTCTGAGCCCGTCGATCACGGCGCCACCGCGCCGGGCAGGCTGTCCGCACCCTCGACGGCCTCCTCGTCATCGACCACGGCCCCGAACTCGCCCGCCAGCCTTGCGGTAAAGCTCGCCTCGGTCAGCAAGTCCACCATCGCCCGCTCGGCCCCCGGCGCGAGGCTCAGCGCGTCAAGCCGCGCGCGCGCCGCCTCGAGCGGCGTGTCGGGATCGAGCCCCTCCAGAAACCCGGCGATATCGGCAAAGAGCGTCTCCGCCGCCGCTTCGGCATGACCCTCGCCCACGATCTCGCGCGCCAGACGGTCGAGAGCGCTGTCATGGCTGTGCTCGGCAAAGGCCGGCGGCGGGGCCTCGGGCGGTGCCCCGGCCCCGGCCTCGGCGCGCTCGTATCCGTCGCCATAGGTCTCGCGCAGCCGGTCCCTGGTCAGCCGCCAGCCCATGTCGTGGAGTGTCTTGTCGCGTGCCACTGCCGCCGTGGTGTCCTCGGGATCCTCCATCTTGCGCCAGACGCGCGGCGGCTCCACCCCCGGAAAGTTGAACGCCGCCAGCCGCGCGACAGGCCCCTGGTTGAACGACTGGCAGATCAGATCGGCATCGGACTTGGCAACCGCCGCGCCAACCCCCTCATGCACCTGCGCCTGACTGAGGCTGGAGCCATCATCGGTGGTCATGGTCTGCGACAGCACGATCTTGGCGATGGCGGCATCCATCGTGTCATGCAGCACCTGGTAATTGAGCGAGCTGGCCCCGCCCGGAGAGGTCAAGAGCTCGACCGACATGCCCTCCGGCACGATCACACCGGCCTCTGACCGGATCGCCGCCACCGCCGCCAGCAGTTTGTCGCGCTCCTCGTCCGTGGCCTGCGGGCTGTGCTTGCCAAGGGCCGTGGGCATCCCGAACTTGTCGAGGGCGATGAGCCAGAGCTTGAGCCCGTTGCGCTTGAACCACACCGGCCAGTAAAGCCAATGCGCGAGGCCCAGACCATAGGGCTCGTCATCATGGTCCGCCCCGGTGGAGAAGACCCAGAACTTCTCGGGTGGCATCTCCTCGCCGGTCAGCATGTTCTGCATGGTCAGAAGGCGCAGGCCGCAATCCTCGTCAAAGCGAAAGCGCACCCGGTCGCGCACGCGGATCTCCTCCCAGCCCCAGAGCGCGCCGTCGCGGCGAAACATCTGCTCGGCGACCGAGTAGCCATAAAAGAGGCCCCAGAGCATCTTCTCGGTCAGCCGGTCGAACTTGAGGCCGGCAAGCTCCTCGCGCAGCCAGTCGGCGGCGCGGCGGCCCGCGCGGCTGTCCTCTCCGGGCACCACCTCCCATTCGCGGCTGGTCACCGCCGACAGGCGCTGCGCCATCACGCTCTTGACCTGCGCGTCGGTGAGGATCGGCTTGTAGATGTCAAAGCTGCCGCCGCCTCGTGATTTGAGAATGGGGTCCGTCGGCTCCAGAAGCGGGCCGATCCACGGACGGGTGATATCGCGCCCGTGCTGGATGCCGGCCAGTTCCATCGGATTGCGCAGGTGCACCGCGCGCAACCGCATCGTCGTGGTCTTGTTAGCCATGTCAGAACCCTCCGAAATCAAAGCCGCCGCCGGATCGACGCTGTCCGCGCATCATCGCCCCGGTGAAGTCGTCGATCCGGGTGGCGGCCCGCGTGCCGGTCGCGCGATAGTCGATCTCCACGATATCCTGTCGGCTGGCAAACCAGGCAAGTGCGCCAGCGATGGCGCTGTCTCCGTGTCGATCGAGCCCGTCCGAGCCTTTGAAGCGGAAGTTCTCGGGAACGCGGATGATGCCGTTCGTGAACTGCAACGCCTGGTGATCGCGCAACACGTCCTCATGGGCGGGCAGCACGATCGTCCGATCCGAGAAGGCCTCGATATAAGGCGGCATCTCGAGCTCGTACCATTGCCGGGTGAATGGGACTTCCAAAATCCGCACGCCGTACCGTTGGGCTGCAACCTCGGCGAGATAGGCCCCGTTGCCGGTGCGGTCCATCGCGCCCTTTTGGAAATTGGGCAGGCGGTCGAGCAGCCAGAAGAGCACGTCGCGTTGCTGGTCAAATGGGATATTGCGCAGCTCGACGATGAGCTTCGTGCGGCGGGTGAGATCGACGCACTGCTCGAGGATGATGATGTCGGTCGCGTCGCCCGAGCGCGCAAAGTCCTCGCCCATGAAGTGCGGACGGGTGCGATCAAGTGTTTTAAGCACCGGTTCAAGTTGGGTTTTACACCAGACTTCAGCGGCGGCCTTGCGCACTGCCTCGTCGGCATTCTTGAAACTGTCAGGCTGGGTCCAGCGATGGAACGGGATGCCCTGCGCCATGCAGGCCTCGATCTGGACGCGGGTGAGGGCCGCGCCCTGCATCTCGGCGGGTTCCGCGTCAAGCTCCTGGCGCATGGCAGCCTCGCGCGAGCCGTAAGAGCGACGCACGATGGCCTCCCACGCGGCCTCGGCCTCTGGGGTCCAGGCCTTGCCCTGTATCATGCAGACGCGCTTGTAGAGGCCGTTGGCCACGGCATCGCCGAAGGTGTAGCGATGGACCTTGAAGCCGTTCTTGCCCGAGCGCGCCTCGCGGAGAAGCTCGTTGAAGGCGTTGAGATAGCCGTTATGGGTCGAGATGATCCGGACCTTCCCGCCCCAGATCAGCATCGCGTTGACGGCGTCGATC